TGTACACTACCAGCATCGAGAGCTATGTCTCCATCTATGACAGCTACAGATTATTTAGTTACACATGCTACAACTCTTTCACAAGATCAAACAATTGCATCTGGAGTTTTAGCTGGACCGGTAACTATAACTGGAACACAAACCATAACAGGAACGGTGGTAGTAATTTAATGAGTAAGATAGAAGTAAATACAGTTGATGTACAATGCGGAACTAATCTTACTGTAGGATCAGCATGTAAATCTGTAACAGTTGCAGGTAATGATGTAAGATCTAATGCTTATAAAGCAGCTGACGGTGGAAACATTGCAAGTCAAAGCGGCACAACAATTACTTTAGGCGCTTCTGGTGATACGATTACTTTGGCAAGTGGTGCTAGTCAAAGTGGTTTTGGTAGAACAGGGACTGTAGATTGGCAGACAGGATCAATTAAAACAGGAAACTTTACAGCAGCAAGTGGTGAAGGATATTTTATTAATACTACAAGCGGTGCAATTACAATGAGTTTACCAGCAGGAAGTGCCGGTGCAATAGTATCAGTTCAAGATTATGCAAACACATTTGATTCAAACGCATTAACAATAAATCCAAATGGATCAGAAAAAATAAATGGTGGTACAGCTGGTGCGGGAATATTTGTAAGCACAGAATCTCAAGGGTTGACTTTTGTTTACATTGATTCAACTCAAGGATGGAAAACAGTTCAAGACAACACTTTTGGAACAGCTGGATCTGTTTATGTTGCAGCCACAGGTGGAACTATAACAACAGTTTGTACGAATTTTAAAGTCCACACTTTTACAGGTCCAGGCACATTTTGTGTATCTGCAGCAGGTAGTCCTAGTGGTTCTAATACAGTAGATTATTTAGTTCTTGCTGGCGGTGGTAGTGGAGGTTCAAGAGATAGAGCAGGTGGCGGTGGTGCAGGAGGTTATAGAGAATCTCCAGGTTCTGCTTCAGGTTGTTATACAGCCTCTCCATTAGGATCATCTCCTGCAGCGGCATTACCGGTTTCAGTGCAAGGTTACCCAATAACAGTTGGAGCAGGTGCTTCTGCAAATCCTCCAGCGAGTAGAGGAAACCAAGGTTCAACTTCAACTTTTTCAACAATATCTTCTGCTGGTGGTGGCGCTGGTGGAGGTGATGCTCCAGATGATGCTGCTAATTTAAATGGTGGTTCAGGTGGTGGAAGAGGTGTTGGTGGATTACCTTGTGGACCCGTAGTGCCTGGTGGAGCAGGAAATACACCTCCTGTATCTCCGCCTCAAGGACAAAACGGTGGAGGTGGTCAGCACAATGGAAATGGTGGATCAGGTGGTGGCGGTGGTGCTGGAGCTGTCGGAGTTAATGGAAATGGAAATGTTCCTGGACAAGGTGGCGCTGGTGGTGCAGGTGTAGCAAGTTCAATTACAGGATCTCCTGTTACAAGAGCTGGTGGTGGTGGAGGACTTGGAGATCAAGGACCTAGACCAGGTGGATCAGGTGGTGGTGGAGCTGGTGCAAACATACCCCCTGGTAATAATGGAACAGCTGGATCAGCTAATACTGGCGGTGGTGGAGGTGGAAGTGCAAATTCTGGTACAGGTGGAGCTGGAGGTTCAGGTGTGGTAATAATAAGGTACAAGTTTCAAAATTAGATAAATTATGACTAGTAAAATAAAAGTAGATAACATAGCAGACCAAAATGATAATAACATTATTAACGAAAGTGGTGATGTAATTACAGTTGGTGCATCTGGTGATACAGTTGCGGTTGCAGGAAACATTGTAAAATCAAATGCGTATCAAGCATCTGATGGTGGAAATATTGTAAGTCAATCTGGAACTACAATTACTTTAGGTGCTTCAGGAGACACAGTATCTCTTGCAAGTGGAGCTTCTCAATCAGGTTTTGGTAGAACAGGAACAGTAGATTGGCAGACAGGTAGTATTAAGACAGCTACATTTACTGCTGCTAATGGTGAAGGTTATTTTGCAAACACTTCAGGTGGAGCGTTCACGATGAACTTACCTGCAGGAACTGCTGGTAACATTGTATCTGTTGTTGACTACACAAATACTTTTCAAACAAATAATTTAACAGTTTCACCAAATGGTTCTCAAAAACTAGGTGGAGTTGCAGCACCAAGCGTATTAAGCACAGAGGGTCAATCAATAACCTTAGTTTATGTAGATGACACAGAAGGTTGGAAAAACGTTCAAGATTCAACAAGTAATGTTATAGGAAGTCCATATATTGTAGCAAGTGGTGGAACAGAATCAACAACAGGAAATTTTAAAATTCACAAATTCACAGGGCCAGGAACATTTACAGTTTCATGTGCCGGGACACCTGATCAAAGAGTAGATTATTTAGTTCTCGGTGGCGGTGGTGGAGGTGGTGATGGAGCCGGCTCTAGTGTTGATGGTGGTGGCGGTGGAGGTGCTGGAGGTTTTAGAGCATCTTCTGGAGGATCATCTGGTTGTTACACAGCAGGTCCAAGTCCATTGACTAATGGTGTATCAGGTCTACCAGTAACAGCTCAAGGTTATCCAATAGTTGTAGGTGGTGGTGGACCAACAAATGTTGACGGAAATTTATCTTCTTTTAGTACAATTTCATCTGCAGGTGGCGGTGGTGGCGGAAATGGTTCTACTCAAGCAAAAACTGGTAAATCAGGTGGAAGCGGTGGTGGAGGAAATACATCAAACGGTGCTGGAGGTTCTGGTAATACACCTCCTGTAAGTCCGCCACAAGGAAATGATGGTGGAGATGGAGGTCCTGGAGATTCAGGAGGAGGCGGTGGAGCTGGAGGTGCTGGTCAAGACACACCTGGAAGTGCACCAGGAACTGGTGGATCAGGGGTAACTTCTTGTATAACAGCTAGTCCTGTCCCACTTGCATCAGGTGGAGATGGATCACCAACAACAGGTCCAACAGGTCCAAATCAAGCAGCTAACTCTGGAAAAGGTGGCCCAGGTGCAGGACACCCGGGTAGAAATGGTGGATCTGGTGGTAGCGGAATTGTGGTAATAAGGTATAGGTATCAATAATGAGTGAAGTAAAAGTAAATAAATTAAGTCCAAGAACAAATTGTGGAACAGTCACATTAGGAGATAGTGGAGATACATTTACAATTCCTAGTGGCGTAACAATCACAAACAATGGGACACAAACAGGTTTCGGTAGAGAAGGTTCAGTTGATTGGCAGACATCAATCAAGACAGCAGATTTTACAGCTGTAAGTGGAGAAGGGTATTTTGTAAATACAACTTCTTCAGCGGTTACAGTTACACTTCCTTCATCACCAAGTGCAGGCGCAATCGTAGCTGTTAAAGATTATGCAAATACAGCAGACACAAATCGAATTACAATAGGTAGAAATGGATCAAACATAGATGGAACAGCTGGGGATCCTATAATTGCAAATGAAGGTGGTTCTATAGTATTAGTTTATGCAGATGCTACAAAAGGATGGTTAGTAGTAGAAGCAGCCCAAAAATCAGATATTGGTTTTCCGGCATACATAAGTGCAACTGGTGGAACCATAACTACAGTTTGCACAAATTTTAAAGTACACACTTTTACAGGACCAGGAACATTTACAGTTTGTTCATCAGGTAATTCTACAGGATCAAATTCAGTAGATTATATGGTAGTTGGTGGTGGTGGAGCTGGTGGTGGTAAACACATCGGCGGTGGCGGTGGTGCTGGTGGATGGAGAGCATCTTCAGGAACAGCTTCTGGTTCTTACACAGCAGGTCCAGGACCTTTAACAAGTCCTGTTTCAGCTATACCTGTTTCAGCTCAAGGATATCCAATTACAGTTGGTGGTGGCGGAACTGGTAATAATCAAGCTGGAGCAACAGATTCAACATCAGGTAATCCTTCAGTATTTTCTACTATTACCTCTACGGGTGGTGGTTTTGGAAAACAAGATCAAACTAATCCAAGTATTCCAGGAACAGGTGGTCCAGGAGGATCAGGCGGTGGTGGAAATGGAGGTGGTTCTAATCCACCAAATAATAATGTAGCTGGAAGTGGAAACACTCCCTCAGTTACTCCACCACAAGGAAGTAATGGTGGAACTGGTTTTGCTTGTAATTCAGCAGGAGGTGGTGGAGGTGCAACTGAAGTAGGACAAAACGGAACAGGGCCAAGTGGTGGAAGAGGTGGTGCAGGAGCAACATCACATATTACAGGATCTCCAGTAGCGTATGCAGGAGGTGGTGGAGGAGGTGTTTATAAACCTCAATCTCCAACAGCAGGAGCAGGTAGCCCTTGTGGAACTGGTGGTGCAGGTGTTAATGATTGTGCACCGGGTGTTGCAGGAACAACAAACAGAGGTGGTGGAGGTGGAGGCGTTGACTCTAGAAATACTACCAATGCTGGTGGTGCAGGTGGAAGTGGAGTTGTTATAATTAGATATAAATTTCAAGGTTGATGAATAATTAAAATTAATATATAAGGAGAAACATTATGGCACATTTTGCAAAACTAGGAGCTAACAGTAAAGTTATTCAAGTGTTAACACTTGATAACAAAGACATGTTAAATGCTGATGGTGTTGAAGATGAATCAGTAGGTCAACAATATTTAGAATTACATAATAATTGGCCTGCACTTATGTGGATTCAAACATCTTACAATACAATGGGTAATCAACATAACTCTGGTGATAACTCAAAAGCATTAAGAGGAAACTACGCAGGCATAGGTTATCTTTGGGATGAAGATAACCAAATTTTTTGGCCTCCAAAACCTCATGCATCTTGGGTAAAAAATACTACAACTGCTAGATGGGATTCACCAATTGGTGATGCTCCTGCATTAACTGCAGAACAAACTTCACAAAACGAAGCTGGAACTCATCAATGGTATTATGCCTGGAATGAAGACGGCCAATCTTGGGACTTGACTAACGGATTAGCATAATTTATATTTGGTGGTGGTATGCAAAAGAAAGTATTAACAGAGCAAGCTTTATATTACGGTGATGTAGCAATGCCTAAAGATTGGGACATTGACCGAAATAAATTATCAAGCGATATTTTAAAATCACAAATTAATAACAAACAATTTCCATTTTCACGAACTTGGGACATGTTAAATACTTATATAAGAGATCATATAAAATTAGAATATGGCTTTACTTTAATTAATAAGGAAACGTGGGGCAATATCTATAAACCTGCTGAAACTACAACTCCATTATTGCAAGTAGATCCTGTGGATCTTAGAAACTCTCCAGACTTTACATTGTTATATGGTGTAAAAGTTAAAGATTGTATGGTCCGAATACACTTTGAAGATAATAGACGTAAAGGAAGAAGTTGGGATATACCACTTGCTGATAATAGATTTATTATGTTTCCATCAACTAACATGTATTACTTAACTAATAATCAAAAGGATAGTTTAAATTTCGTACAAACTATAACGTATGAATATATCTAATTATTATTGGTATTTTAAATCTGCATTAACCCCTAAATTCTGTGATGAGGTAATTAAATATGCTAATGCACAGAAAGAAGTCATGGCTAGAACAGGTGGCTATGGTGATAGAAAATTAAACAAGCAAGAAGTATTAGATTTAAAAAGAAAAAGAAATTCTGATTTAGTTTGGTTAAATGATACTTGGATATACAAAGAATTACACCCATACGTTCATCAAGCAAATAGAAATGCTGGTTGGAATTTTGATTGGGAAAGAAGTGAATCTTGTCAATTTACAAAATATAAATTAAATCAATATTATGATTGGCATTGTGATAGTTGGGATAAACCTTACGATAAACCAGACAATCCTTATGAACACGGTAAGATAAGAAAACTATCTATGACCTGTCAGTTGACAGATGGTTCAGAGTATAGTGGTGGTGAATTAGAATTTGATTTTAGAAATTATGATCCACATATGCGAGACGAATCAAAACATAGAGTACAGTGTAAAGAGATACTACCAAAAGGATCTATTATAATATTTCCTAGTTTTGTTTGGCACAGAGTTAAACCAGTAACATCAGGCACAAGATATAGTCTTGTTGTTTGGCATATAGGAAATCCTTTTAAATGAAGATTAAAGAAATTACCGAAGATAAAATTAAAATAGATTATTTATTAATCGAAGGATCTATAAAGATAGACTCTAATTATTTTATTAAAGAAATTGATAAAGGTGTTAATGAAAACAACAATAAAAGTTTTCAAACAAATGTAACTGGTTATATGACTTCTTACAATTATTTTAACAATAATCAAAATTTTTTAAAAACTATTTTTCCTTTTTTTGATTATCTAGATTCTTTAAAAACTGTGAAACCTTATGAATTAGATAGTTCGTGGGGAATAAAAGAATCTTTTTCACATTTTACTAAAGAACATACTCATTTGCCTAATTATATATCTGGCATAATTTATTTAAATAATCATAGCCAAACTCTTATATTTCCTGAAATAAAAAAAGAATTAAAACCTAAAAAAAATTCTTTTGTTATTTTCTCTAGTTTTTTAAAACATAAAGCAATTAGAAATATTTCAAAGACAAACAAATACGCACTATCATTTAACTTAAGGTATCAAGGAACTTAATGAAAATATTAATAGTAGGAGGTGGAAGTGCTGGTTGGATGACCGCAGCAACTTTAGAGTCTCAATTTCCAAATTATAAAATATCATTAATAGAATCTAAAAACATATCTACAGTTGGTGTAGGTGAAAGCACTTTAGGACAAATAACAGATTGGATGAATTTACTTAAAATTAAAGATAAAGATTTTATAAAACACGTAGACGGAAGTTATAAGCTAAGTATAAAATTTACAGATTTTTACAAAAAAGGAGAAGCTTTTCATTATCCATTTGGCAGACCTGTTTTGGCTCAAACAAGATCCGGAACAAATGATTGGTGGTTTAAAAAAATATTAAAACCTAAAACACCAAACTCTGATTATGCTGATTGTATGTTTCCTCTACAAATGGCTTACGTTAATCAAAATAAATTTGACATAAACGAAGTAGAAAGAGCTTATCATTTTGATGCTACTAAATTTGGTTTATGGTTAAAAAACAATTATTGCAAAAAAGTAAAACATATACTGGATGATGTTGTTTCTATTGAACAAGATGAAAATGGAATTACATCATTAAATAATAAATACAAAGCAGATTTGTACATAGACTGTACTGGTTTTAAATCTATGTTATTGGGTCAAAGTTTAAAAGAACCATTTGAATCGTATTCTGATATGTTACCAAATGATTCTGCTTGGGCTACAAGAATACAATATAAAGATAAAGAAAAAGAATTAGTGCCTTATACAAACTGCACAGCTATTGAAAATGGTTGGGTTTGGAACATACCTTTGTGGTCAAGGATAGGAACAGGATACGTATACTCTAGTAAGTTTGTAGACGATGATACCGCATTAAAGGAATTTAAAAAACACCTTGGTCAAGAAGATTTAGAATTTAAAAAAATAAAAATGAGAGTAGGTATTCATAATAGATTATGGGTTAAAAACGTAGTTGGAATTGGATTGTCTGCAGGTTTTATAGAACCGCTAGAAAGTAATGGTTTGTTTTCTGTTCATGAATTTTTAATAAGATTAGTTAGAAATTTACAAAGAGAAAAAGTATCTCAATGGGACAGAGACAATTTTAATTATCAATGTAAACTTATATTCAGAGAATTCGCTGAATTTGTAGCAATGCATTATGCACTATCTCATAGAACAGATACTGAATATTGGAAAAA